TGATCTCGCGCGTCTTGCCGACCTCGGCGCCGTCCTGGTGCACCACGTCCTGCCGCCAGCTGCGCACGCTCTCGCGCTGGTAGTCGAAGAACTGCCACGGCTCGCCGGTGCGCGGCTCCACCATGAACGTTTCCGCCCACCGCACCGGGTCGACGAACACGAACAGGAACATCGCCTGCTCCAGCGTGATGCCGTAATCGCCCCGCGACAACGCCTGCCATGCCCAGCCCTTTTCGCACAGCCACGCGTCGAACTCGTCCGGCGCGAACACGCCGCGCTCGTCCATCTGGCGCAGCACGTCGTGGTCGGCGGTGGGGCGGCGGCGGAGCTTAGGCATGGTTAGGCCGCACTCTCGCGCAGCGCATGAATCGCGTTGAGTGCGGCCGCGCGGTCCTCGTCGCACCCCGGAAGCGAGCGGACGCCGATTTCCATGGCATCCAGTTCCTCTTTTGAGCTTGCTCCGACAAGCCCTGCGAGCGCGGCGCGCAGCTTGTCGCGCTGCTCGATTACCGCGCGCATCGGGTGCTGCTTGCACCCTGCGATATGGTCGGTCAGCACCTGGTTGCCGTGCGCTGGCGTGTCTTGTGGGTACTCATGCCCGCAGTACACGCAGGTGAGAATCCTGTGGCTCATTTCCTCGCTCATTCGTCGTCCCTCGCAGGTGGCGGCAGCTTTCGCTGCGCGCGGTTGAAGATCGCCCCCAGCAGCGACTGCAGGCCACCGGCGGCTTCGTCGTCGTCTTTCAGTTTTTCGCGGGCGCGCGGCGTGGCCATTAGCTCGGCGAGGTTGATGCCCAGCGATTCGTTGAGCTTGATCAAGTGCGCCAGGATCGGGTTGGGCTTCATGTCGGCGACCATCGGTTTTCCGTCCTGGTCGCGCACCACGTCACCATCCCGGGTGATCATGGGAATCTCGATCAGCAGGCCGTGCTCGGCGATCTCCTCGCGGATCTGCCGCAGCAGCTGGAAGTTGCCAGCCATTTCGGTGGCGAGCAGGCCGTGCATGCCGTCCATATCGCCATCGGTGAAGGCGGACATCAGCGAATCCAGCGCGTGCACGTAGACGGTTTTGTCCAGGCAGCTGCCGCCGGCGCGGGTGAGGCCATCCAGCACCAGGCTGCACGGCGCCTCGGTGCGGTCGGGGTTGTCGGGGTGGAACGGGCACGTGGTGACGCACGGCTTGCCGAACATCTTGGCGATGCTGGTGGCGCCGCTGGCGAACTGCGCGCGGTTGATGGCGCTGTAGCGGCCATGCTTCCACGCGTTGCGGCTGCTTGCCGCCTTGCCCTCGTCGGTGATCGGGCCGGTGGCGGCGGCGGCAGCGGCTGGCAGGTTGTCGCGGCGCTGTTGCACGGCTTCCTCGCTCATGGTGTAGCCCGATTTCGGCGCCGAAGCGCCCGCTGGCGACGCCTTGCGCCGCTGCTCCAGCGCGGCCGGCGACAGCGTGTACGGGCGTTTTGTCGGTTTGTCCGTCATCCGCGCTGTTTCTCACGGGTGGCCGGTGCAGTTCCATGCGCGCATGTGCCGCGGTGGCGGGCGGCGATGCGCTGCACCTGGGTGTGGCTCATGCACATGCGCCGCGCGATTTCGCGCTGGCTCACGTCCTGGTCGAGCAGCGTGGTGATCATGTTTTCCAGCGTGGGGCCACCCAGCGCGTTGAAGAACGTGCGCCGCGATGGCACCCACACCGCGCCGTTGCCGAATTCGTCCAGCACCACCATCAGCGCCTCCAGCCCGGCACGCTGGGCGATCAGCAGCCACAGCTCCTGCGTGGTCGATGGGTGATGCACGGCGGCCGCGTCGAGCAACTGGCGTTCGAACGCGGTCGGGGCCTCACCCGGTCGGGAGAACACTGGATCCATGGCGCTTCCTCTCGAGGTCTTGGGCCCACAGGGGCAGGTCGTCGGGCACCGTGCCCAGCGCGGCGTGCTGGCGGTGCGCTTTCAGCGTGTAGCGGTTCATGCGGTTGCTCACCGCGAGGTAACGGCGCGTGGTTTCGATGGACTCGTGGCCCATCAGCACGCGGATGCGCTCGATGTCGGTGCCGTCGTCGTAGAGCATCGTGGCGAAGGTGACGCGGAAGCGGTGCACGCCCCAGCTGCCCAGCCCGGCGCGGCGCGCGGTGCGCTTCACCACGTCCTCGATCGCCTTCACCGTGACCGGGCCGCCCTTGATGCACAGCCCGGGCCGGCCGCCGCGCGACAGGTTCACGAAAACGCTGTCGGTGCACAGATCCGGCACACGGCTGCGCGCTTCCAGCCAGCGCAGCAGCTCGCGCACCACCGGCCCCTCGATCGGCACCGTGCGCTCCTTGCTGCCCTTGCCGAACACGTGCACTTGGCCCTTGCGATCGCTCGCCAGGTCCAGCTGGTGGACGCGCAGCTCGGTGATCTCCTCGCGCCGTAGACCGGCCGCGAGCAGCAGTAGCAGCATGGCCCGGTCGCGCTGCACGATCAGCTCGGATGTGCCCTGCTTCACTGCCGCGAACAGCGCGCGGAGCTGCGCCACGCTGTACTTTTTCGCCTGGGTGATCACCCGCTTCGGCGCCTTGTAGCCGCGCGTCACGTCCACGCCATCGCCGCGGGTGGCCAGGTAGCTGTACAGGCTCCGCACGGCCATCAGCGCGGACCGCCGTGCCGAGGCCGACAGCCGGCGCTTGACGTACAGCCATTTCTGCCAGTCGTCGAGCTCGCGCACCGTGATTTCGCGGAAATCGTGGCCAGCTTCCTCGGCCCAGCCCATGAATCGCGCCACGGCTTCGACGTAATCCGCCACCGTGGTCGCGCCGCGGAACCCGCGCACCACCACCAGGCACTGCACCCACAGCCAGCACGTCGCCAGCCAGCGCGAATCGCGCCACGGGCGCGCCTCCACCGCCCGCATCGCCGACGCCAGCGGCCCACCCTGCCCCAGCAACGTCGCTCGCAGCTGCGCCTCCTGCGGCGGTAGCACCAACCCGGCCGGAATCGGCGGCACTTCAACCACAGCGCACCCCCTCGCGGCCAAAGACCAAAAACGCTCCCCATGTTTCGAGGCCCCACCAGGTTAGGGGTCGGGCGGCATGCCCCCCTGCTTTTGAGGGGGGGTGTCCTGCACCGACCCCAGCCGACACCCCGTAGGCCGCGCCAGCACTGGGTTTCAGGCATTCGGCATCCGGGTTCTTTGTGGTCTCACCGTAGCGTGAGACTGGAAACGAGCGCGAAGCGGGATGGATGGCGTCAGCTCGCCGTTCCGGCGGTGGATAACTCAGGCTGGGACTAGCGGAGAGAACAACGGTTAGGCGAATGCTCATGGGGAAATCCCGAGGGAAACAGCGATCTGGCGCCGTATCTCGGCCACAGCCTCAGGCTCGTGCCCAGGCGGAATCGGGCGATGGACGCGCGATGGCAGTGCCTGCCTGATCGGCTCAGCGAGGGTTTCACCTCGCGCCAGGCGATCGAGGGCAGTGCGGTACGCCACGTCGAACGCCGTGCGCACCGCTCGCTCGTCGAGCGTGCGCAGGTTCCACGTGCCAACCGATCGCGCTGCGGCGCCGATGGCTGGATGCGTGAACTCGTGGTCGGTGTTGCGCGACCAGGCCAATGCCTCGCGCAAAGCCTGCTGCAGATCCGGCGCCGATGGCCGGCACAGCGCAATGAACTCCTCGTCGCTCGGTGGCCAACCCGTGCCCACCTTCGACAACGCCGCCAGCCCCAGCTTGGTCGCCTCGGCTGAAACGCCAGCAGCGCGCAGCGAGGCAAACCACACACCGCGGGCATGCGGATCCTCGAACCTGTCTCGCCAGCGCTGGCCGTACTTGCGCTGGAAGATCGCGAACACCTGCGCCACAGCCATGCGCAGCGCCTGGTCCTCAGCGAGTGCCGGCGAATTCGCGGCTGAGCTGATCACCTCGCTCATAGCCACCTCCGGTGTTGGTGTTGGTTTCAGCCGTTGCCGGCACGCCGGCGATCACGTCGTCGACGAAGCACGCGAGGAACCCCAGGTTCACCGGGTGCTGACTGCGCTGCTGTTCGCGTTTCCGCTTGGCCCGGCGCATGGCCTCGGCCAGGTTGGCATCGGTGAGCCCGTGGGCCAGCCACTCGGTCAGCTTGCCGCGGTTCATCGTGCGGATGCCGATGTGCGCCGGGATGCCCTGATCGGCTACCCACGCCCAAAAACCACCGGCATCAATGATCGCGCCCGCCTGCTCGCGCACGGTGCGCGTAGTAGGTGACTTTAGACTTGGGTTACCAGAATCTGCAGAAGCATCGGAGAAATCGCAGTTGCTCTGCTCTTTCTCCTCTGTGGGAGTTACTCCGTTACGTACGGCGTTAGTCACGGGAGTAACGCCGTTATTATCAGGTCGAGCAGCAGCGGCGAGTGCCCGCTTCAGCTTCTCACGATGCCGCCTCTGCCTGGCCGCGTTGGTGGCGTCCAGCTTGACCGGCTGCTTTTCCAACCAGTCGCTTATCTCGCCGTCGACAATCAACCCGCGATCGCGGATGGCGTCGACCACGGCCGTGATCTGCTCCAGGCGCCAGCCCGTGAAGTCGGCCAACGCGTGAGCATCGAACGAGGTCACCATGCCCCTTGGCGAGGCCTTCGAAGCACACTCCTTGAGATACCCCCACACCACGAAGACGTGGCCGGGCGTAACACCGTTACCGGCAGCGCGCGCCACGCCAAGCCAGCGCGGATCGCAGACCTCGCCGTGATATTGACGGAACCAATCCATCAGCGCGTACCCGCCGCTGAAAGCGCTGGGTCATGCGCGGCGCATCCCGACGTGGCAGGATGGCAATGCGAGGCGGCAAGCCCCGCAAGGCGCTGTGCAGAAAAGACTTCCCACATGAGGCTCGTCCTGAGCCGGTGCGCGAACTGATCCTGTCAAACTGTATATTATGTAAAGTCGCGCCAGATTCGGCGGGTTTTACGTCGGAATCAGACGCTTACCGGCTTTCGATGGGTCCACTTTTGGACCCGATGTGTGATACCACGCCGTTACAGTCAAATGCATCTGCCTGCTGGCAAGGGCGAGCTGCTGCATGTGGATTCGCAGGATGCGCTGGCGCGGTTTGCGCGCATCCTGTCGGGTAGTCGGGCGCCCACCACGGTTCGGCTGTACGTGGGCGTGGTGCGTCGGTGGCTGGCTTACGGTGGAGCGGCAGACCGGCTCGATGCCGCCCTGCTGCAACGGTGGTTGAGCGATCGTCGCCGGCAGCACGCGGCGCCGGCGACGATCAACGTGGATATCAAGGCGCTGCGCGCGTTCTACGACACCATGGCGCTGATCGGTGCCGCTCCGCAAGCAGAATCGAATAATTGTCCAAAAGGGCGGCGCGTGCCGGTGCGCCTGGTGCGCTGTTTCAGCGACGAACAGGTGCTGGCGATGCTGGCGGCTCCCGATGTGTCCACGTTCGCCGGCTACCGCGACAGCGTGATGATGCGCACGCTGTGGGAAACCGGCCTGCGCGCCAGCGAGCTGATCGGGCTGGGCCTGGGCGACGTGCTGCCCGATGCGGTGTACGTGGCGTCCGGCAAGGGCGGGCGCAGCCGATGGGCGCCGATCAGCGCGGAGCTGCACGCCCTGCTGGTCGGCTACATGGCGCTGCGCGCCACCACGCGCCCCGGCAAGCGCGCCGCGCTCTGGGTGACGGATGCCGGCCGCGCCCTGCGCAGCCGGCGCAGCGTGTGGGCCATCGTGAGCCGCTGGGCGCGCGCCACGCTGGGCAGTGCCGTGGGTTATGACCGGGTGCGCCGGGCGGCGCGCCAGCGGCCGTGGAGCGGGCAGTATCCGCACCTGCTGCGCGCCAGCATGGCTACCACCCTGCTCCGCCACGGCTGTCCCCTGCCCGCCATCATGCAGATGCTCGGCCACACCAGCCTCGATAGCACCGCGCGCTATTTGGCCGCGGACATCAGCCATTTGCGTGCAGCGATCGACAAGCATCCGCGCAACCATCGGTCAGCCCGCCCTGTCGAGTCGACCACGCCGGCGGGCGCGGCGGGATCCAGCGATCCACAGGGGGGAATCGGGCAAGCCGCGGAGCCCGACCAGTAGCTGGTGGAACTGGTCCCGGCCCAGCCGCAGGCATGTATCCACGCCCACCGCCGCCAGGCGCAGCCGGTATTGCTCCTCGGTGAGGCCTTTGCGCGAGCGCGCCAGCACGTGGATCATGCGCACCCGGTCCCGCGTCATCTGCCAGCGCTTGCGCGCGAACAGGTCCAGGCCGCAGCACCAGCGGTGTGCGGTCGGCTGCTGGCAGCGGGGGCAGGTGCGCCGGGTCATTCGTCATCACCAAAGGCAGCGAACGGGTCCATTTCCGTTTCCGGGTCGTGGCTGGTGTGTTCGTAGCCCTTGGCGAGCTGGAACCAGTCAGCGTCGATCCAGCCGCCAAGGTCGGGCAGCACCTTGAACATCACGCCCGATTGGCAGTGAGCGTCCACGCGCCGCGCCGTGATCACGTGCAGGCTTTCGCGGCCGTGGTCGTAGGTGGTGCTCACGTGGGCGCCGGGCTCGAGCTGGCGGCTGGCGTGGGTCATGCAGCCCTCGCGTAGAACTCGATCAGGTCGGCCAGGTCGTTGGCTACCTCGGCCGCCGCCATGTCCGGGCAGACGCTGTTGCCGATCAGGCGCACCTGGTCGGTCTTGGTGACCTGGCGCCACTCGTATTCGCCGCTGCCTGGTGCGGTTTCGAACAGGCCTCGGTCGATGATGTAGCTGTCGGGGAAGCCCTGCGCCCGG